TCGATCAGCGCGTTATATTCACTTGTAGATAACTCTACCTGTGCGCCGTTAACCATCTTAGTCAATGTGCTGTGTGCTGACTTTAAAGATGCTTTATGTTGTGCCAAAGTTGCCATTATGCTACTCCATATAATGCAATTATCGCATCAAAATTTCCAGTCGATGCTTTGATTTGAAAAGCGTCTATCGCTGACGCTGTATTTAAATAACCAGATGTAATATCTGCTCGTTGATATGCAATTGATAAAATAGTTGTAAATTGTGCAACAAAATGTTTAACGTAAGTTGTATCCGCTGGATTATAAATTATAAGTGTCCCATTACTATTTTCGTCTGTACCACTCCCGGTATTATCAGATAAAGACTGAAAACTTGTACCATTAGCTTGGTCATTTGTACCGTCATATCCTAAAGCCGTTGCACTGTCACCTTCATCCGAATAAGCATAAACACGTAGAGATGTTATTTCAACATTATAGTTTGAGCCTGAATCTATTGATCCCTGAAATGACAGTTCTGCACCATTGGTTACAGGATTAAAGTTATAAATCTTAAAAACATAAGCAGAATATGTGCTATCTATCCCACTCGTAAATGAAACCCCTGATGAATTTGACGCTACTGTCCTAGAGAGAGGGACAAGTCCTGCTGGAATATGACTCCCATATTGCCATATTAATTTCTTTCTAACTTCACTATTTATCATTCTCATGGCAGAATCCCATAACATTTAATAAACCCATCAAAGGCTCCAGAATTTATCTTAAACTGAAATGCATTTAAGGGCGATGTAGTGTTTAGGTATCCATTAATATTATCCAGACGAGTGTAATTAATAGAAAGATAAAGATTGCTCATTGTTGTAAATTGCTTAGCAAACGCACTGCGGATTCCATATATAGTCATCTCTCCTGATGCACTTTCGTCTCCACCATTTCCTATGCCCCGGCTAATCTGTTGAAACGCTGTTCCTTGGTTTTGATCTGGACTTGTATCATAATTTGCAAAGGTCGCAGAATCGCCTTCATCATGATAAGCCGCTAAAGGTGCGCTCGTTATAGCAACATTGTAATTCGAGCCACCATCTATGCTTGCCTGAAAAGTAAGCTGGGTTCCATCATTATCAGGGTTTATACTTATCCATCTAAATATCAGAGAATCATAGCTGGCAAAATCTATACCGTTTTTACCTGATACGAAATCTAAGCTAGAAGAACCGTCGGCTTCCTGAGAAGATAGTAATACTGCACCCGACCTGTTCGGAATACCGATACTTCTGTTAAGACTTGTAGCGTACTTGGTCATGCTGTACTTAATCCGTACATTGTTATGATGCCTTCATCAATGTTCCCTGATGCGAACTTAAAGTTCACACCGATTATCTCATCGTCAGCATCGTTGAAATAACCTGATACATCATATTTAACAACGTAGTTATCAGATCGGTAACAAACAGACTTGGCAATAAAATGCTTTAGATACGTTGTCGAGTAAGGAACAAAAAGTAAAAGTTCACCACTTACGCTCTCATCTGCCCCATTTCCTACTTCATCACTAATCTGCTGATAACCTGTACCTAACGCTAAATCACCATCACCATCATATGCAAAACCTGTAGTCGAGCCACCTTCATCGTGCAGAGTTCTCCAAGTCGATGTTTGGATTGGAACGTTAAAGTTACTACCGTCTATTGTTCCCTGAAACGTAAAGTCTTTAGCATCTGTTGCCGGATGAATACTTGAATACTCAAACTTATACTCATCAAACGTATTATCAAAAATCACACCGTTTGACCCTGCAACAAACGATATTGAACTAACCCCTGTCGCCTCTTGCGACGCGATTTTAACCCAATCTATTCCTTGGTTTACGCTGGGTGCGCCAATATATCTAGGCATTGTTAATCAACAATATCTTCATAACTAATTACGTATGTAAGATCACCGTTAACATCTGCTGTTACTCTTAATAAATCTGTTTCATCAAGATACAAAGGTGAATCTAAAATGCTTAAAGATGAATCAGCCGGAACTGCAACTGTTTTTGCAAATGCAAAATAGGTACTCCCGTCATCAACGCTTATTTCTAACGTTATATTTGCTGAATTAGTACCATCAATATTCGCAATGATGATTGTATTTACTTTATAAGTATGTTCGTCGGCTACATTTATTACATTTGTTGCGGAGTCAGTTGCCGCTCCAGCTATAGTTACTCCTTTAAGTGTAGCTATACTAGCTATATTTGGGGTTGCCATAATCTACTCCTTAAAATACCAAAGCAAAAGCGATTGCCTGACCTGCGGAAACGCCACCACTTGCCGCGATTGAAATTGATCCATCACCATTTGTAATTGTTACACCTGATCCCGCCGTTAGTGTAGCCGCGGCTGGTCCTGATGATCCACCTATTATTATCTGCCCACTTGAAGTTAATGCTACTGCTCCTACCGTATCTGTTCCAGAATCTTGTGAGATAAGAACAGCCTTATCTGTAAGTGAAGTCGCTCCAGTCCCACCTTTAGCAACAGTGATTGTCCCACCATTCCACGTTCCCCCATCAATATTATTTGCAAATATCACATCACCATCTGTGTCTATTGTCACTGCCTTGGTGTCGTTCTGAGCAAAAATTACATTATGGTCACCAACGGAATTAATAACTAAATCACCATCCGCACTGCCAGTAACCATATCATCAGTCGCATTGGCTATACCAATTTGCGCTGAGTTTTCGTCATTTAATAAATCTAACCTTGGCTCTATATCTGCACTTGCTCCTATTTGAAGTACATTAGTTGAAAAGGTCAAATTAGTTTCTGCCTGAACCGCTGATGACCCATTGCCTGTTATTAGAGCATTGGAGGTCAAAGAAGTAGCACCTGTTCCACCATTCCCCACAGGCAAAGTCCCAGAGACATCAGTAGTTAAAACAGCCTGCCCCCAAGCTGACGTACCTGTCCCTGTTGCTCGTAAAACTTTATTTGCAGAAGGCGCACCTGAACCTGTACCCATCTTTGTTTCTATTTGAACTAAAGCTGTATTTGTAACGCCATGTACATTTGTATGTACTTTATTCGCGTTGCCATCACCATCAAGCTCTGTCCCTGCTAAAGCTGATGCTATAGGTAAATTTGTTGTTGTATCTAAACTCGTTGGGAAATCAGTTGTACCAGCCGCCATGTTTAATCCTTTAGCTTATCCAATCACTTTCTAAAATCGGTAATGATCCTGTTTGGTTTGCAGACTTAACCGCTTCAGCTACACGTTTATTAAAATCATTAGACCCATATAAATCACCATTTATTATTATATTCGTAGTAGTTCCTCCACCATATGCAGTAGACGCTTTGCCACCGCTTGCTGTCGGGAATACATCCCCCATTGATGCCATTTCAAAAGCATTTGCTCTATTTCGTCGGCTTATATCTACCTCTTGCGTTAATCTTGGTAATGTTACGTCTGGAATTAAACCAATAGTCGGAATTATATTTCCCGGGACTGCTTTGGATACTTTATTAATACTGCTTATTAATATATTTATGGCTCGAATATGCATATTTATCCACAATTCGACCCCGTTTATTATGAAATCTATACCAGATTTAATAGCCTTTTGGAAAGATACCCATGCGCTCATCATCCCATCTATAACTGCATCCCAATTCTTTATTAACAAAGGTAATAGAATAGTAATTAATACTCCGATTGCTATAGCTAATAACCCTAAAGGATTCATTGCCATTGCCGCATTAAAAGCAATTGCAACTACACGTAAGCCAATGAAAGCATTTTTCAATAGCATTATGCCTGTAATGACAGATGGCAACACCAAGCCAAGTGTACCGAATAATGTCAACCCAACTGCTAATACGGCAATTGTCCCACCAATTACTTTTGTAGCACTTGAATTGCTTTCAGCAAGTTCTACAAATCTTCTAACAAATTTTTCCATCGCAGGCAGTATTAAATCCATTATCGGTAACATGACATCGCCTAGTACCTGTACTAAATCACCAAACCGATTTGAAAATTGAATCATTGGATCAGCAGATGCTTCTGCTATTCCACTAAACTTTTCAGTTACGGCATTAAGAATATCCTGTTTGCTTGCATTCTTATCTAACTCAATACCTATACGTTTTAATACCTTTGGATTTCCTGATAAAGCCTTCCCCATAATCTCAGCCGCCGCCGCAAACTCCAGACCAGCACCCGCGGCTAAATCAGCTATTGCTGGTAGAGCCGCTAAACTTATTGCATAATCACCTGTTACAGATATTAATTTTTGTAGACTTTCTCGTTGATCTTCATCTCCAAAATTTGTCTTTAACTGAATTGCACTTATTACATCTTCTATAGCTTTTTTCTCATCGGCATATGACGCCCCCACATTTTTTAAAGCGGCATCTAATTTATTTACCCCTATCCTCTGATCTGATGATGCCTTTGTAGCCGCTATTAAAGCTCCAGTAAGCACGCCACCAGCTACCCCCATCCTCATAAAACCTCCACGCATTGATTTTAGTTTTTCAGTTGCGCGTTCAGCCGCCGTACCTACGCGTTTAAGCTGGCGAGATGCCATATCTTTTGCGTTAATCTTTATGTTTACTTCATTAGCCATATTGATTTTTTTCTTCAGCCATACTTGCTAATTTAACAATCCGCAAAAGCGACGCATCTTCTTTAAGTAATTGCGATGGGAGACAACTATACCGCTGGCATAATTTATCTATCAACAACGCGTTACTTAATTCGACTGGGAGTGGCTCACCAACGTCTCCAACGTGGCTATATCGTTCTGCGGCTTCTCTAAATTTGCTTCTGGTTCCACAACGTGTTCTGCCCATTTAGAAATAATAACTGCTAATAATTGAGCAGGCACTTCTTCTAATGCACCTTCCATTGTGGCTGGGATATCTTTGTCATTCTCATCTGTTAAATTCCAAGAACGCAAGACTTCCGTACACCACAAATTATTCGCCTCAAGAATTTTCTTATTATCTTCTGATGACGCAAGACGCTGTATTTCCATTAAGAGCTTAAAAGAGATATCTAAATTAGTAACCACTTCTAAACCATCATACGAAGTCCCTTCAAATGTCATTCGTCCTATACGTTTTTCTACCTTAAACTTAGCCATGTTCCCCTCAATTCAATTTATGCCCAAGTAGGTACAGCACCATTCTGCAAAACACCCGGCGCACTCCAAGTCAACTCACCTGTTGCTGGTCTTGATAAAGCATAATCTGTAAAAAATGCTTCAACCGCTAGTGTCTGTCCAGAAATAGCAGTAGATGTTGTACGAGCAACTGCTGTACTACCTACAGTTTTAAATACATCATGTGACATATTTGAAGCATCATTAAAGACACCGTTTAAAGTTATAGAATAATCTGCGAGTAACTGAAGCCGTTCAATTGCAGATTTATCTACACCTGTTATATCTTGGATCGCCTTTGGAATACCTATATCAAGATCAGTGATATCATTTGAGATCGTCCTTGCGGAACCTCCTGAATCATCAATTATGACAACCATCCCTAGACCCGTTTCTTTTGCCATTAACCTATCTCCTTTTTTAACTCATGTAGATGATCGTCCATCTCATCTACCCATTGACTATGCTCTTTTTTAACATACCTATTATGTTCCTTTTTTATCGTAATAACAGGTCGCTCTAAACTAACTTTATGCCAAGACTGATTATACCTTGTTTTGTTAATTGTATTTTGTAAACATTCTTGACCCGGGTAAAATTCATATCTGATAAACCCATTTGGCTTTCCATTCACAGGGTCTATATGTTGCATTGTCTTGTACTTTAAATTAGTTCGTTCCTTTAAATCAATTACAGTTTGTTGATGCGTTTCATCTTTAGGATTTAAAGCTATCCACCAACCATTTACATACTTATCACAATTTACTTCTGCACATGTCGCGTCTCTAAAATGCGACCCAATAGGAGCAATTGCCCGGTATGAAGTTGTATTGTTATAAGATAATGTCTGTCGATTCCCCGCGCCTAAAAATGAGCGAGAATACGACATTGCTGAACGTGCCACTTGATTGCGCCCTCACATATCGGTTTACTGTACCCGTTGAAGTCCCCCGTTCAGAAGTTAAAGCTGAAACGGTAGTAAATGTAATTAAATCAGCCCAAGATGAATTATCTGATGAATGTTGTACTTTAATAACAGCGTCACCACTTGAAATTGAAAATGCTTGTAAATAAGCCTGTGACCCACTTGACGATGAAGACGATTGGTCAAGAGATGCTACGTTAGTTGCACTTGAATGAGTAACCTTACCAGCTACTAAACTTGTTCCCCATTCCACCGGATATCCCTGAGACTGAAGATCAATAGAAAAGTTCAAGCCTCCATCAGCAGTTCTAGTCATATCATAATTTAACTGCTTTGCGACAAGTCCACATGCTGGATCGTTTGCTGTGCTACCCATCAAAAACGTAGTAACTCGATCTGTTGACGGCACAGCTTTCAATGCCACATGTTCCGCGAGTGCCGCGTCATTAAAAAATGTATTAAATGTAATTGCGCCATCTGCTGTTGTTAATAACCGTTCGTTTGCAGATTTATTTATTGATGTAACATCTACAACGTTTCGTGGAGACGATATCTCAAAATTGCTTATATCTCCAGATAGATCATATCCTGCTACATATAGCTGATTACCTAACCCCGTTTTTTTTGCCATAATTTACACCTTTAAGGAGCGATAGCCTCTGCTTCTAATTCATATAATTCCAAATTAAATGATAAAGCCCTAAATGTTACACCACCTATTGTAGTCCATCCAACGTCAGCAATACTTATCTCTAAATCCGTACAATTGCCACCTAGTTGGCTATCTGCTCTAAATGCCGTTTGTACTGATCTACATGCGTTCCATATTTCTAACTCTATTTTTTCTCTGTTCTCCTGACTTGCCTGAACTCGAAAATAACATCTTACTACCCATTGCTGAGTTACCATTACATTACCTAATGTTTTTGATTTAGTTACCTCACCACCAAACCAACTTGCCGCTACTCTATCACCTGTTGGCAATGACAAAGGTTCACCAATAAAAATCGCCTGAAATGTAGGGCTAGACACTCCATCTAATGTAGATTTAATTGTTGTGATTACACCTGAACGACTCACTACTTTTATACCATCCTTCTACCCGAAGATGCGTTAAGATGCCGCTTTACTGCTGTACTGTAATATTTGTCGGGGTCTTCTTTTTCTAATTGCTTTCTTGCATTTGCAAACATCCCATACCCTTGAAACGGGTTAGGATTAACAGGTATCTCTGCAGTTGGTTTGAAATAAGTCGCTTCTTCTGAATACTTTGAATCACCTTTGCCGTGTCCACGTTCAACCCATTGAGCATATACAACGTTTTTACCCTGACGAGTTTCTCCAGCATCTACTTGAAAAGTTAAAGAATCTTTTAATTCACCACCAATAGACCGTCTTAAATGTCCAGTGACAACTCCTTTACCTTTCCTTAATTGTTCTTTTACACGAGCTTCAGTTACTAACCCCATTAAATCAAGTGCTTGTTCATAGACCTTTTTAATACCAGTATCTATTGAAGCCGCATCCATCATTGGTCCAGATACAGATATTTGTACAGCGGCTTTTGGATCATTTGTTAAAGTGACTGACATTAGAAATTTACCGCCGTTTCCCTTTGATTTAAGTAATGATCTAAACGCGCAAGTAATATTATTTCTTCATTTTGCGGATACGTCATTGATTGCTCGCCTGAACCTATCGTTGGAGCTTGTCCTACATCCCTGCTTCTCCAATAAGATCGAGCGATACCTAAACATACCTGTACTACATCAGATGGATACTTCCAACGAGTATATGCCGCACCTCCACTATGGGTTGCCGCAGTAGTCCCGTTCGCTCCACGTATTGTTGTTAAATTGTTGCCTGATACCGCAGTAACATAAAACTGTTCGTTATCAATAATAATAGTATCGCCGACATACGTTGTTGAACCTGAAGATACTGATACTGCTGTTGCTGTTGTACTTCCTATTGCGTCAATCGTAGAAATAGTTGCTGACTTATCACTTTGCCATCCCCATGTACCAAGGATTGTTAGTGTCTGCTGACCAGCTTTTAAACTCTTAGTTGTATCTTCTTCTAGTTTTAATATAGTTTTAGGGGATCGGTTGTAAGGCTCTAATAAATAATCATTCCCTACACCAGATGATAGCGTGTCGCTCGTTGCTCTGTCCGTTCCAGAATAAGCCGTTACGGTAGTTGCAGTTATTAACCAATCATCTAGTGGAACGATCCCTGCTCCTGATAATTTAGATGACCAGTAATCGGGATACGAAATAGAATTAGTCGTAGGCTGTAATGCATCATTTCGTAACGCACCTTTACCAAGATCATATGATTTCGTAGCTGTACGTGGACCAAAGGAACGTCCAGCATATTTATCTATACGAATAGATGCCGCTTCTAATACACGTAGTATTGGAGCAGAGTCTGTAGTCCAATCGGTTACGTGATCTGTGCCTCCCATATAGGCGCGGAAATCATAAACATTTGCGTAAGTGTGATACGTCTGAGCCATTATTTATCCTCAATGGTCCCGGCATTCTTATTTTTAGGAGTAGCTGATGCCTTACGACGAACCTTACCTATTACTTCAAACCAAGCAGAATAACGTTCTGCCCTTTCTTCATCCATCGTATATTCACCAGTTACGTTATATATATCATCGCCTATCTGACGAGATTCTATACATCTTACTTTTACTTTTGCCATTTATCTCGAGTCTCCTAGACCAAGTATAGTTTCATAGGTGACTCACCCCGAAGGATGAGCCACCTTTATCGATTAGCTACGAATGTCTTGGTCACCTATTATGTGTACACTTTGTATCGCCGCCGCTGTTCCATTAGTAAGCACAGTTTTCACAAATGGCTTGCCGTTAGGAATTTCAAAGTCAACTTGTACAGTTTTCCCTGAATCCGAGCCAGCTTCCGTCATCTGTGTGATCGCCGCACCTGTAATGTCAGCGTAAGAACCACCTGATGTTGCTGATGCCTGCACTTTACAGTCTACAGTTCCAGAGGAAGCAATTACGCCTACGGTCACAACCAACGCCGCTTTTGAATAACCAGTCAAGTCAATTGCAGAAGACGTAGTAGCCCCTGCCGATTTACTAACTGGTGCAAGAGCAACATTGAATGCTATCCGATTTGAGAGTTGATTAAAACGTGGCATTAAAAACTCCTACTGAATCTTAAAGATTCTGAATGCATCTGCCAATCCAACCCGACCATCACCTCTACTACGCGCAAAGAATCCAACCTGATCGTTTGCAACATAGATAGAATCGTCACGCCTTACAGACATTCCAATTCGATCAATAAGGTAATAGTTTCTGAAGTCACCTATTGCTCCAACTTCTTCATTGGTTGCAATAGCCGCCGCATTATCCCATCCAGTTCCATCAAAGAGCGCAAGTGGTCGTCCAAGTAACGCTTCTGCTGGAGCCGTTGTTAGCGAGTTCTTGCTAGAGGTAACGTCAAGCGTATTTACCTGTTGCATAAAAGAACTGGTTGTACTAATAACAGCATTTGTTCGGAACTGAGCAGGCAAGTCAAAGTACCAAGTCATAATGTCAGCAATAGAAACTGCTGATGTTGAGTCAGTGTCAGTTCCATCTGTTGCCGATGTCCTTAGTCCTTCATGCTCACCTGATCCATCACCTTCAATCATCTGCTGATCTTCATAACGTCCAGCCGCTTCACCAAAAATCTGCGAAAGCAAAGCAGGCAAGTTAACCGCTGAATCTTCAAGAAGTTCGTTGGATACCTTAACTGTTCCACCAGATTTTCTAACAGTGAAAGTGACCTGACCAACTGTAGGTGTGTTATCACCGTAAGCCGCTTCTTCTGCGATAGCCGCCCAAGAAACTGACGCTAATGTTGGCAAGTAACCATCTTTTAAGGAAGTAGTCAAGACTGTGCAATGAGGTCGATGAACTCCACCGGGAACTCCAGTGTTGTGGATTACCTGTGTCCTAAATTCTTCAGGTACAAAGTAACCACCTTCAGCATCTGTCCCTTCTTGCATAGCTTTTAGCTCATCAGGACTAGCAAGTTGCCAGAACTTCTGAGCATTTGGGGACCGATCCCTAAACCACTTGGTCCAAGTATCCTGATAAAAACGAGCTTCTTCTTGGAGATTCTCGCCCATCTGCTTCCTAACCCACTCAGACTGAACAGCCGCTGGCAATCCTTTTACGTATAGCTCTGGCTTATAGTCTGAACGATAGTCTTTTCCAACATCGTTAGGGTTGTAACTCTTTGCTTCTTCAACAGCAACAGGGACCGAATTTGTCGGCTTATTAAAGTTCCCTGTCAAAGCCTCAAGGGTTCCGCGTTCCTTCTCAAGCTCAGTAGCAAGATTGCTTTTTTCAATCGCGGATTCTCTAGCTTTTTGTGAAGATTCAAGTTCACCCTCATCTAAGAAAGATATGGCTTTCGCTAAGTCAGCCTGTGCTTCCTCTTTTAATTGAGTAACTTTATCTGTCAATGTTAACCTTCATCTATCTCTAATTTTGTTTGTTCAATTTCGATTCTTAAACGTAACTCAGCAATTTTTCGTTCCGTGTCTGGGGCATCTGATTGCTCAGACGTGCCAGAGGCAGATTTGCTAGTTATTGTTTGAGTGTCTGGTGACGCTCCACGCATAACAGGTGACACTTCTACCCAATCGAGGTTCTTTATCACGCGTACATGGTTGCCATCAGACTGCCGCTCAAGATCGTCATGGATTGATCTAAAACCTACTGACCATTCCTTAACGCTCCCAAACTGTACATCCGCGAAGGCTTCACGCCCTCGCTGAGTATTCAAGTTGAATTGCATTACTGCTTTTAATCGTCCTATGCTTTCGCTAGATTCTTCAGAATCTTTTGAATCACTAAGTACGGTAGCAGAATCAATGACTTTACCGACTGGAGAAGTTTGATCGTGAAACCAAGCAACTGATTGTCCTCCTGTTGTAATTGAATCGTCAAATGCTTTGACGTCTATTATTTCCCCATCCGCATCAATCACACCCATCGTATTAACATATGCTTCAACGATTCCTTCTGCTTCATCAATAGTTTTGACTTCACTATTTGAGATAAACTTTCTAGTCAATTCTATTTGAGGTACTACTTGTTGCATTGTTCTTCTCCTTAATCTGATACACCTTCTACAATCGCCGCATAAGCTCTTGTACAGTTTGGATGTGCTATTGGATTCTCCAATGCCCATTCTAATGTCTGTCTTGTCCCGTTATACGGCGCACATAAATCGTCATCATCTCCATCTCTAATAATCACATGAGTTACGCCACTCGCTCTATACCTAGCGGCTGTAGCTGTATTTTGTGCCATAGCTGTCTCTGTTCTTGCAACTGTCTTTGCCCGATTCTTATAAGTTTCACGTACAACACTTTGTAAGCCTCGATAGTTATCCTTTGGAACACCACGCGCTATCTGATCCATACTATATCCACTGGATAATCCATTTTGGATTTCTTTTCTTAACGCTACTCGTGATACGTCATTTATTGTTGTTCCTGCTTTTCTTATTACATTTTGAACTAATGGCGATTCAGGATCAAATGGCAATCCCATAAATGGACCTCTCGCATTTATTACATGCCATGTTTTTTGCATCGTTTTTAATAACGGCTTTGTCATACGTACTCGTAATTGTGCATCTGACTCGACTGGTATTATTGTAAATTCATTAAAAGGTAATTGTGTTTTTACTTCTGTACTCGTCGGATCAGATAAGTATCTACCTATAATCCCTGCCGCTGTATCTTGTTGATTTCTAAAAAACTTTTCTAATACACGTTCTAATGTATTTACATCTTCATCATACGATTCTTCAAGAGGTTCAACTAATCTATTTGCCGCGGCTTGTGATATTTGCTTTGGTCTAAATTCTATTAAATCACTTTTTATCTCAACATCATTATTCCCAAGAACATTTAATGTAGTTGGCAGATATCCTGTATGATCCATATCTTCACCTATACCAGCAACTTGCAACGCACTAGCTGGCGTAAAGCCTGAATTAATAAATACATTTGCTATCTGAGCCTTTATTAATTTACGGTTGACCATTGCGTCTTCATCTTCTTGAAGCGCGCGTACCTCTGAAAAATCAAACGCTATAGTTCCTTGTTCGCGTGGAAACTCTGATTCTAATAATTTAACCATGAACTGTTCAACACGCCTATACATCGGTAGTAATGTTTCTTCCCAAAATGATTCTCTAGCTTCACGATAATTACTAAACGTAGAACGCTGTAAACCTACATTGGCTCCTACTAATATCGGTGGCACACCAAAAGCTGAACATATACGTGACTCTGATAATACTCTTAGGTCTGGGATTTCCATTTGAGATATTGAACTACCCATTGTTTCATATGTCGCATCTTCATCAAGAATAGCTATCCGATGCCAGTTACGGGTTCCTTGAAACTGAGACCGCCATTGTACTCTTAACTTCTCTGCCTCATCTGCACTGTTAATCTTTCGCTTTAGTTTTAATAACCCACTAGGTACACCAGCATTGTTAAAGAATGTTCGCGTGAAATCAGTAGCAGATGTATCTAATGAAATCTGTTTTAACAGAGGTTGGATTGGTGATAACCCATAAAAATCATTCTGAGGATTGGGGAATTTTAAATGCCCAACATCACGATCAGGGATTATATATCTTGCACCTGAAACATCATATTGATAACCGCGCCCGGGGAGAACTGTTACACGATCTGGACGTAACAGCATCAGTGAAACAACACCTAAAGCCCCTCGTTCTTTTAAAACATAGACATTCCCTGCTATGTTTAAATGAGTCATTAACGTTTCTAAGAAATCATATTGTGTTGTTTTCTCTGCTGGTGTTTTTAATATATTTGAAAGTGGAGTATTAGTAATAGCAATATGGTCTTGATCGTATAAACGTAAATTTGCTTCTGCAGATGATGTTGCTATCTCTCGAACACAAGCAAATACTAATTCATTTCCCATATATCCGCTTTGAGAAAATGATGCATAGTTCGCATCTGGATATGAGGGTTGGGTATTAATCTGATTAATTACAGCAGATGATATAGCCTCATTTGACTCGTCTTGTTTTGCTCCAAAAAAACGATCAAAAATACTCACAACCAAACTCCTAGACCGGGGGATTGATTCTTATGAAAGATGGCAAGGGCAAGCGCGCAGACACCATCATCATGTAATCCTGATGGGGCAGAATATTGTGCGCCTGTTCTAGTATATACATATTCAAAACTTAGTAATTCATTTAGCAACTGCCCCTCTGGAATGACTACTTGACGTTGCTGAATAGCAACTGCCAAACGTTCCATTAACTGCTGTTTTGAACTACTGGTAAACTTAAAACCTTCAAAGTTTGAGCCAGACTTTGCTAGAAACTCTACTATCGCATCGCCTACTCCCGTTGAGTCTACCAGACTTCTAAGCCCTTGTGTAATGTTGACAATAGCCTCTAGCGTTGACTCCCATGGTCTTTGAAACCTTTCAGAGCGACAGACGTTTCCATCTTCATCTAATGCTATACCCCAAGTCCAATCAACAGATTTTGCTAAATCCCAACCCCAAACAACAGGAGGTTTAGTAGATAACTCACCAACACAATCATATATAGCTGTTATCCCAAATGGGTTCCCCTGATCGTCTGATGGTTCAGCCATATAAAGTTCGTTAAATACTTCAATAGGTAAATCTTGTTTTGCTTGCTGAACTTCTTCATCTGCTAGTATCCCTGCCGCTATTGCATCTGTTGCTGTTACTTTCGAGTACTTCCAACCTTCTGTTCCTGATTCAGCTTTCCTCGCTAACCGATATGCCCAATTCTTACGCCCTTTTACATTACCTATAATTCTAATTGGTCCACGCGTATGAGTTAATGTTGTGCGTATTGCATACCAGACTTCTTCTTTGCATCGGGTAGCCTCATCAATAACAGCCGCATATACGTCCTCTCCATACAATGAGTCAGGCTTATCCCCACCTTTAAACCAGATCATTGAACCATTCAATAATTGAATCGTTAGATTAGACCCGTTAGCTACATATTTTCCTTCGCCTAACCCTGCTTTTAACCTACGAAATGCTATCTCAGCCTGTCCATATATAGGAGCTATCCACCAGTAGTTCTTATTCTTTCCACCTGTAATAGCTTGTTCAGTTAACCAGACCATACAACCTACTGTCTTACCAGATTTAGTAGATGCTTCAATCACGCTGTATCTTTCATCACAGAATATTGCCGCCTTTTGTCGCGGATAAAGCCATGGACGCTTATAGGTTATTCTTTGTTTAACTGTCATTATCTATATCTATTATTGGCATATCATTTACAGGATTCATATCTATTGTGAAATCGCCGGGGATCAACTGAACAACTGGTTGGTTACGCCAAGCATCACCGCCGCGACGTTCTAACCAGAACATCATTGCCTTTACATCACCTTCCATAGCACGATCATATAAGCGTTCTGCAACCTTTGCATTGGCTTTGGCTGTAGCTTCTGCTAACTCGCGCGCATAATGTTTGGCAAGTGTTTTACGATCTACTGCTACAACAACTGCTATCTCTTCTTGAGGTATCCCATAAGCAGACATAGCCTCTACCATCCGACGTTGATCTGTTGTTGGTTTATGTGCTGGTGTTGGCATGTTCTCGTTCTCGTTGTAGTTGCTCGATAGTACCATCATACCCTGACAAGGTCGCCTTCTTTCCTGTAAACGCTTCCCATCGTTTGATTATCACATCACAGTAGATTGGGGTTATCTCTAAACCGTAGCACTTGCGCCCTAGTTGCTCTGCGGCGATGAGGGTTGTGCCTGAACCTAAGAATGAGTCATAAACAATTTGTTGTGGTTTAGTTGAATTGGCAACAGCGTTTTCGACTAATTCAACAGGCTTCATGGTGGGATGCAATTCCGATTTAGATGGCTTTGCGTATTCCCACACAGTCGTTTGCTTCCTGTCACTATGCCACTTATGCCTACCGACCCATCCATAAAGAATGAACTCGTGTTGGTTCTGGTAGTCCATTCGACCCATAACCAAAGAACTTTTCACCCACACAAGCATGTTGCTTATCTTCAACTTGCCCAATTTATAGAACGGGATGAGGCTCTCGTAATTTCCACAGATATATATAGCGTTGTAATCAGATAACACTGCCTCAAAAGCTGAATATACCTTGTTACAAAATTTTGCATATTCCTTCTCGTCAATGTGATCTCCATCAAGAGGTTGGACTAATATATTCCCATTGTCATAGAGATTCAGTAATTCTTGTTTACTAGAATAATCTACGTTATACGGTGGGTCGGTGAATACCATGTCAGCCTTCGCACCGTCCATCAGGTACGCCACGCTCTCAGCGTCGGTAGAGTCGCCGCATAACAAGCGATGCTCGCCTAGCATCCATAAATCACCCAGTTGTGTGAGCGCTTTGGCTGGTGCGTCGGGTACTTCATCAGGATCAGTCAACCCTTCTTCAGGTTCCCGGGCAAGCAAATCAGATAATTCGCCCGGCTCAAAACCCAACAGCGACAGATCGAAATCAGCGTTGCCTAATTCAGTTAACTCAAGATGCAACAGGTCGGGATCCCACCCTGCGTTTTGTGCAAGACGATTATCTGCCAGTATATAAGCCCGTTTCTGAGCGTCAGACAGACCATGCAATTCAATAACAGGTATATCAATCATCTTTAACTTGTATGCCGCCTGTACGCGTCCATGACCAGCTATGATCCCATTATTACCATCTACTAATACTGGTTGAGTCCATCCAAATTCTTTTATACTCGCGGCGATCTGCGACACCTGTTCATTGTTATGAGTTCTTGCATTATTAATATATGGGATAAGACTATCGATATCCCGGTATTCAACAGTTATTGGTGGTTTATTGCGCGCGTGATGGGGAGCATCTGCGCCATTATTCATAGTCAAAATGTTATTCCTCTATAGTCCATACTATACCAAATACCACTCCCTAGAACTGTCCCACCGAGTTTAGAACGTAATCTGAATAGGTTCCCATTTCAGAATATATGCAACGGTGCTAGCTTTCATTAATCCGTTACATATATACGGGTAAGAGGAACACTACCCATTGGGCAGTTTATCACTTTTTGAGATTAGATATTTTTGGTTGCTAGGGAAATATGTACATCCGTATTTCCTTTGTTCTAGTTCTTAGTACTAGTACATTTATATATATATATATTATTTATATAGTACTTAGTACTAGTACTGTTCTTAGTACTAAGATCTGCGCGCACACGCGAGGGGAATATATAATATAACTATTGACAACGGTTATTTATAAGCGCATAATATTAATATCAATTAAAAATAGTACAAGGAGAAGTACAACATGAAAAAAAGACCTACAAATATAACAATACCGGATTTAAAACTTCTCGACTTAGATAATCCCGATACATTTATAGACCATACCGATTACTCAGTCGAATATCCAGAATCATCCGATGTGGAAGCAGATGATGAAGGTAAGGAAACAAAAATGACCAAGCAAGAATTAACAAAACTAATCACTGACGGCGAGTTTACCTTGACTGACGTGATCGATGTGATTGTAGACATAAACGGAATTATAGGTGTCGGGTTGTTTTCGCTAGGCGAAGAGTTAAACGAATATGTACGAGGACTGCACAAACGAAGTGGTAATGTTCCTTACTAATAACAAACGGTGGGGTTAACAGCCCCACCAGCTGTATGGAGTTACACACATAACTTCACTGACGATTCCAGAAGGATGAAACAGCAAAACAAAGTACAACGGGAGAAGTACAATGAAAGACAAAAGTGACGTTCTAACATATACGGAAACAAAGGTAGTTGAAACCAAGATTACATCAATCAACCTTGGGCAAGCTATAGACCTTGCGACGAGTATTACAATCCAACTGAGAACACATGGTGAGGAAGCAGATTATGATGGTACTCAGACTGTTGAAGATTTTTCGATAACGAAAAAAGCGGCTCTTGAAGGTTTTGCACTCGGCACTGATGGTCACGATCTAACTACTATATCTGGTGTGATTCACACATTTAAAATCGGTGGATTCGTTGATTTTGTGCATCCAACAACAAATGTCTCGATCGCAAAATTATATGTGGATGATGACAGTAGACATTTAGTTATAGACGGTAACGGATAATCCCTCTGATGAGACTGTTAGGAGACAGTCGAAACACCCGAAAGGGTGTCAGGGAAACCAAACAATAACATGATCGGATTAAATAAGTATTGACAATATAAATATACCTAGAGCATAATATATATAACAATTAAAATTTAGTACCCGGGAGAGTACAAAATGAAAAAACTTACAACTAAAGAACGTCTAACAAATGCTAACGAGGAAATAAGATCGCATACTTTCCTGCGTTCTCAGTTTACTCTGCGAGACGCGATTACATGCGCAGAGAAAGTCTATGTTGGTATAGAAACAAAAAGTAGCCTACGCAGTGGTGATAAGCAGTACCACTTTAAAATAAATAAAGGGAGTGCGCGTGAGGCATTTAAAAACGCAAATGTACTTTCACAAAGACCTTTCCGCGTACAAGAAGACGAGAATCCTTTCCGTGAGACATTTAAATCCGTAGCGTTCAAAGGCTCAGACCTATTTAAATTTGGAATAAAAAGTTACCTCCAAAAAATTTGGTTTAACGATACCAATGGTTCCCGGATAGCCCTTTTTGAACGTTGGTATAGTCAAGATGAGTGTCTACGCTTTCCAGACTACGATGGACGGTTCATTCCAACAACCAGAATGAATTTGTGGATTTATACTCATTAAATAATCTCAATCTGAAGAGCTAACGAATAGCGAAACAGGGAAAAGAAAACTCCCTGTCATTGGGTAAAAAAACAAAGAGGAAGGATTTTGTATGGAACAAAATTTTAGAGATTTAGAAGAACAAAATGAATTATTCAGCAATGCATTACTGCTGAAATGGTTGGATAAAGACTTTTTATATCCAGCGATAGATGAAATATGTGATGCGGCTATTGAGTTAGAAATAAAGGAATAACACGTGGTGGGATGCGCATACCTATAACGCATGGAAGGTAAATAATGGGCAGAATTAAAACGGGTCCAGAACATAATCCACGAAATCGACTGATCTACGATATGAAAAAGAAAGGCATGTCGTACAACATGATTTCGCGTGAACTTTTCCGCCGGGGTTTTACCGTGAGTCCCCAGCGAATTAGCAAGATAATTCAAACAAGAAACGCTGTATTAAACGTTAAGAAAGAGGAACAAATTGACTGAAAAAATAAACCTAAGCGACCATTGGAAACAATCATTAGATAAAGGCGGCAAGCCAATTATGTTGGCGCATGATACGCCACGGCTAGAGACTGATTGGCTTATTATTACTCCTTCTGTCCCTTCAAAATATCCGGAATCAGATAAGATGTCATGGATGTTTAAGGAATTAGATGATTGGTGGTCATACCAATTTAAATCGGATCACGATTCTAAACATACTAAGTTTGCTGTTAACACCGCCATCCGCGTGAAATTACAGCTAGGTAATTTAAAGATGGATCGCGACACAGGGTTACCAAAACACCCCCAAAAAAGATGGCAAAATATTAGTGAGATTGACCGAGAATATAAAGCACCTGTAACCCCCACTGCTGAACCTGTTGAACCTATTCAACAAAATAACAGTTATAGTTCCTCAAACACGCAAGATCAAGGGAACTATTGGGACGAAAAAGAGAAAGATATTAGAGGTGCGCAAGGGTTCAATCTATTCGTTGAAATTGTTACCTCAAGGCAAGCTCA